TCAGGTGATGAGTAAGTGCCAACATATTGAAAGAACTCAAAGCACCCATTGGTTGCCCAACAGCATACTTCAATTCTTCCTCCGTATTAGTACCTTTTACAACGCTACCCGTTTCAAGCATGTAAACTCGATCCACTAACAATGATTTCCAAGCTTCAGCCACCGGCGCCCCTAAAAGAGGTGTCAGTATCGAAACTTGTAGATCAATTGGTAGACGATCGGTTGCTGCACTTAAATCATAACCAAAAGAATGACCGTACAATTTGACCTTTGAAAAACAGCGGTTTACAGCCGCTCTTTGATCAAATGTACCGTCATTCGGTAATGACTTAAGGATTTCAGAGATCATATCATGCAACGGCTTCAATACAGACTGAGTCCATATATCAACCATCGCAAAAACCCTTACTTTCCCGGCAGCCTCTAGTTTAGTTTGCAATTGTCCAAGTCTACCTCAGACAACAGACAAATCTTCCTCTCTATCATCACCAAGTGGTGGTCTTGATGAGTCTTTAAGGGGAAGCCCTGAAAAGACACCTCTTCTTTCGGGAATAGGGAAATCAGAAATATACCAGATATTTTCCAGTACATCCTTCAATCCAGATTCCTTTCCGAAAAAGGCATCCATCAGAGTCACTAGAGGACTTGATAGTTTATAATGCCGTAGTAATACGGCATCGTGAACTATCCCGATCCACGAAACGACGAAACTTGGAGACGCACTTTCTAGGAATAGCAGTCCCTTACCGTGGACGGATACATTTCAACGGAGCACCTTCTGAAATCTAGAACATAAGTGTTCAAGATCGTAAGAAGCTTCTCTTAGGAATGTTTTCGACCCACTATAAGGTTCCGTTATAGTACTAACCTTCATCTCACCTGGTATTTGGACGATACGATAAAGTCCAAATAGAGTTAATCATCACCTTATTACAGACGGTGATCCAGATAAAATGGCCCTTCTGTCCCCCAACGGTATAACCCGCGGAAGGCCAGAAGGAGTTAGTCCTGGTAACGGTAAATCCGGCTCAAGTTCCTGTAAAGACTTGAACGGATTACCTGCTATCGCTTTACTAATGGCCAATTGCGAAGACTTTAAATATTTGACCACAAACTTACTTCCATGATGATTTCTCATCCGGAGCAAATGTTGGCCAAAGTTTAGAAGTTGTAGCACCCTACCTCTGAGTTTCCTTATTTTAGGGAAGCAAGCGAAGATTACTCTTCACCCAATTCTCTTCAATAAGACTGGTAACATGAACATGTTACCCAGCGAAACCATAGGCTCGGTTCTAATATTTTCTCTGAAAGACTTGTAAAGACTAAAGAATACAGTTTCTTTTTTCATTATAGAGATCTTTTAGTGTTCGGCATAGATAGGCCACGGATGATGTATACTAGCACATCACCGCCCTAGCGCAGAGGAGTATCTTCTCTACTGCGAGGCTCTCAGCCTCTACTAGAACGGGAGAGGTGGTAGCAGAGGCAACATTGCCGCTTCCTACCAGTTCAACCTAGGAAATATAAAACAGAGTCTACCCCCTGTTTCCTCTTACGAGGCAGGTTGGTTAGAAACTCACTGATAAGTCGTCTTTGTACCTGAGCCTGGGTCTATCAACATAGACCCTTGCAGCCACGTACTCTCATGCAAAGCATGAGCACACCTGGTGTTCGGTAACACAAAGACTACTTTCCCCTAGCCGATAAAAGGATGGACAAACCCTCGAAAGAGCGGGCCCATACCATAAGGCAACCTTGATACCAGAAAGGGGATTTCCCCCAGATAGGATCAAGTCTCTTCTTCTTACGGAAGAAACAAAACCCTCTAGGGTAGGCAGAGATGTCTACCTAAGGTGTGGTAACCACGTCTGAAAACGTG